CGAACCCCGGAGTATGTGCTTTTAATTCCTCATCATTAACATTGTAATAAACTTTGATTTCATCTCTAATAGCAAGTGCTTCTTTTTCAGCATCACTAAATGCTGTTTTAATGTCTTTAAGTTTATCCTGTATTTTTTTTGTTTGTTGTTTAATTGCTTCATCAGACGTTTTAACTTGTTCATCGTATTTTTCAAAAGCATAAAACCCACTGTAAGGTAAATCACCTGTAGTCATTTTAGATTGACTTATTTTATTTTTAAGGGCGCGGCCGACAAATGTCGGATCATTATCTGCTTCAAATGCCTCAACTATAGCAGTTGCTTCGCCTTTCCAACTAGAGTGCTTTAGTGATGTTAAATCCCATTCAGTCTGGTTGTCTGGAAAATGTATAGTAAACTTTGGTGCTTGAAATGGTTTTACATTTTCTGCTCCAACTTCGTTTGCTTTTGCCCGGATTACTTCTACATTTCCTTCATCTGATTGTTCTTTACCTTTTGCATATTCTTTCATTTGTTTTTCTAGATGTTCATTATAATTTAAAAACAAGTGACTTAGTACACTATGCACAGTAGGCTGTGCTTGTTTAGGACTTCCAACATTTTCAAGTAATGATGTTGCCGCTGTACCACCTTTTGCATTATTTCCTGCAAAAGTTACTTGATATGATGCTCCGGCTTCTGTAACGTTCATACTACTTTTTGTGATGATTATTGGAAAATGTCGTTTTGCTCTAGGTACTTCTTCAGTTTTAAGGTTTTCACCTTCGTATCTGTGTCCTATAAATTCCACTGTTAGTAAAAACGGTGCTCCAAGATAATTAGGATGACCTGCAAATACTGCCGCGGCATATAGTTCTTCATAAAAGCCTGCTACACTGTGAGGTTCTGTAACTTCAAAAGTTCCTGTTGTAAGATTACTAACTCCAGCACCTCCTAGTCCCATTACAGTATTCATATTAACATTTTCAATAAACACATCACGGCGATGTAATTTCTGTCCAGGTAAATCTTTTAATGGTTTGTTATTTGATCTAACAAACTCTGCCGCTGTGTCAGCGCCTGGCATTATAGATCCTGATTGCATAAAACTGTTAATACCAGGAGATCGTTCGTAACCGCCTGATCGTAACACTGTATAAAAATCAGGTGATTCTTTTCCTGATGTTATTGATGAATAACTTGCAGGATTTTTAAATTGTTCTGTTGATAGACTTGTAAGTGTAAAAATATAATTGTAACTATTATAATTGTGTAGAGGATTAAAATTTTTGCCGCCAAAAAATTTATCTACATTCAAAAAAGATGTCAGTACTCCCTGAGTGTTTGCACCGGCACCGACATCCATTTCGTTGCCAAATTCGTCAACACCTTTGTTGCCATTTGCTAAATCTTTAGCCTGTGCCGCTTGGTAAACTGCTGTTCTATCCGTAATATTATTAACTGGCATTTACTATCCTACTACTTGTTTAATTGTAGATATTTTAGGAATACGTATTACTGTTCCTGCTACAAAATCAAATATAGGATCTTCAATTACCGAAGGATTGCGACTTTTAAATACCCACCACATTTCCGGATCGTCATATAAATCTGATGCTAATAAATCTGGTCGGTAGTTGTATTGAGATTGAATTGTATACTCAATATCTGTATCAACTTGTGGAATTGGTTTGTAATTTAAAATATCCAATCCATTGTCAGTAACTGGTGTTGATCCGTATATACTTGTATTACTGTATGTTGCCATTATATCATTCCTGTACTCTTATTAAGTGCACCACTAACATAAGATTCCATTGTAAATTTCGCTTGATCTAATCTTGAGAATGCTGGTAAACATTCAACTGTAATTTCACATCTAGTAGGACATGCTGTAAATCCGTTGTACGTCGAACCTTCACCTGGTGCAATATTAATATAATCAACATCTTCGTTTAATGTAAAAAAGAAACTGCTTATTACAATAGGCATATCGTTAAACATATAATCTCCAAAGCCATCTAATAAACAAACCGGAGGAGGTGCGCCAACATTTGCTCCGCCGCCGAAGTGCATTTTTGTTACAGATCTCAATGCATGAATACTACCCATTACAATTTCTGCTTCGCCTTGATTTTGTGCTGTGAATGTTCCAACAATAGTTATACTGTCCAATTGACTGTTCGAGTAAGCCTGGAACGCATAATTACTATGTGTAGGTTGTACACTATTATAATTTGCTCTAGTTTGAACTACAATTTGTGGCGTATAAGGAAACAGTACTGAACTATTTAAATTCTTTTTTAATATTTCCGATGGACCACCTAAATAGTGGTCGCCAATTTTGATTCTAACACGAGTCTCTTTTGTTGCGTTTGATGAAGGAGCCGGTGGCGTTGGTTCTTCTCCGCCTTTAGATAATATGCCTCCTAGACGCTTTAATGGTCCTGAAAGGCCTGTTGCATCACCTAGGGCATCGGCTACTGAGCCTGCTTTAGATGTTGCAAAATCTGTAATTTTTTTTAACATTTGTTTTGGTTCCTTTTGGTATAATTATTTATTGCATTTATTAACAGAGTAGTTTATAATATACTTATAAATCCGGAGAATATAATGAAAAGACAAAAATATCTAACAAACAAGGATCTATTGCGTGAAATTCACATGTCCAAAAATACATTCTGTGAATACACTGACGATATCTACCATCAATTTGATATTATTTTATCAAATTTGGAAAAAGTAAACAGATTGTCAATAGCACAAGCAAAGCGTAATAGAGCAGATAGAATTGGTAAAAAACTATACGAACAAGCCAAAGAAGAAAAACGCAAAGTAAAACTTGCAGAGTGTGTTCCAGATTGGCGTAAAATTGAAAAAACAGATTTAGTATTTAGAATTATGACATTTGACCATGTTCCTTTAGAACCAGGTCGTAAACGTAAAACAAAAACAGTAGCAGACGAACATACTAAAGTTAACTTTCCACCATTTCAGCACTGGAAATTTGATGATCAAGATAATTTAATTTGCGTAGGGAAAAGTCACTGGCAAGGTGGAATGCAAAATGGTGCTTTTAGTAAAACGCACGGACGCATGACTGAAGATCTAGGTCGTATGTTTTTAAAACTTGCTGATAGATATGGTACGCGATCTAACTGGCGTGGTTATACTTACAATGACGAGATGAGAGCACAAGCAGTACTACAACTTTCACAGATTGGTTTACAGTTTGACGAAAGCAAATCAGAAAATCCTTTTGCTTATTATACTGCCGCAGTTACAAATAGTTTTACAAGATTGAATCCTTCGTTTACTAGACAAAATCAAGAAGTGTTCAAAGAGGACAAAGAAAAATTAGCAGAGTTTTATAAAAATATGAGAAGACCAAAGGCAGATTATTAATGAAGAAGTTAAAAGATAATGTTAACGAGTTCTTTCGTTGGGTCAAAGGTACCGAACTAGTTGAACTAGACGACATTGATGTTAGTGAAGATCCTGTAAGACCAGAACTAACATTAGGCTGGCGTATTACTAATGGTAGAAAAATCTACGGATTAAAATACGAAAACGAAATCGAAGGCATTATTTGTATTGCATACACTAGTGATATTCCTCATAGTATAAAAGAACTAGATATGATGAGTGAACTTGCAAACTTAAAAGACGAAAAGAACATTGCTATTGCATATACTGTTTGGAGTAGGAAAAAAGGTGCAGGTAAAGAGATAGTAAACAAAGTAGTAGAGTTTGCCAAACAATCTGGTATCAAGCGGGTAGTAACGCTATCCCCGTTAACACCGATGGCTACACACTTTCATATCAGTAATGGTGCAAAACAAATTAGTATCAATAAAGACACACAAAACTTTGAGTATAAAATCTAAGGAATCAGGTTGACACTACTATCTTTTCTATGTTACAATAACAAAAATTGGAGTTTTTATGGCCGGACTATTTAAAAAAGCCGCAGTGTTTACAGATATACACTTTGGTTTAAAAAGCAATTCTAAAACTCACAACGATGATTGTGAACGATTTGTCGATTGGTATATCCAAGAGGCTAAAGCACAAAATTGTGATGTGGGAATTTTTAGTGGTGACTGGCACCACAACAGAAGTGCATTGAATCTTACGACTATGGATGCTAGTTTGAGATCGTTAGAAAAACTAGGAAAAGCATTTAAGGAATTTTATTTTTTTCCTGGAAATCATGATCTGTATTACAAAGACAAAAGAGATAGTGTAGTATTTGGCAAACATGTTCCTGGCGTTACAGTGGTTACTGAACCTGTAATTAAAGATGATGTAGGACTTGTTCCGTGGCTAGTCGGCGATGAATGGAAAAGTGTTGTCAAAATGAAATGCAAATATATGTTTGGACATTTTGAATTGCCTCATTTTAAAATGAATGCTATGGTAGAAATGCCTGATACTGGTGAAGTTAGAGCCAGTGATTTTCAATATCAAGAATTGGTATTTTCTGGACATTTTCATAAAAGACAAAATAATAATAATATTTGGTATATTGGTAATGCGTTTCCACACAATTACGCAGATGCTTGGGATGACGATCGGGGCATGATGATACTAGAATGGGGAGGTGAACCTAAATTTATAAACTGGCCCGATTGTCCTAAGTATAGAACTGTAAAATTGAGTAGACTATTAGATAAAACTGATGAAATTTTAAAACCAAATAACTTGTATCTAAGAGTTACGCTTGATATTGATATTTCATATGAAGAAGCAAACTTCATTAAAGAAAATTTTAGTAAAGAGTATGATGTGAGAGAGATTAGTTTATTGCCAGATACAGACGAAACTGATGATGCGTTATCAATTGATCGAGGAGAGATTGAATTTGAAAGCGTTGATCAAATTGTAACTGACCAAATTACAAAAATTGATAGTGAACAATATAAGCCAAATACGTTACTAGACATATATAGGAGTCTTTAGTGTTTAATATAAAATCAATTACAGTTAAAAACTTTATGAGTGTCGGTAATGCAACACAGGCTGTTGACTTTGATAAAGCACACTTAACACTTGTACTAGGTGAAAATATGGATCTAGGCGGCGATGACGCAGGTTCACGAAACGGTACAGGTAAAACAACAATCATTAATGCATTAAGTTATGCATTATACGGCGAAGCACTTACAAAAATTCGTAGAGAAAATCTTGTAAACAAAACAAATGCCAAAGCCATGTTGGTTACTGTTGAGTTTGAAAAAGATGGTAGAATATACAGAATTGAAAGAGGCAGACGTCCTAACGTTCTTAAATTTTATATTAACGATTCAGAATTTACAGCAGATGATGTTGACGAGTCGCAGGGTGATAGTCGTAAAACACAAGAAGAAATTGAAAAACTTCTAAACATGAGTCCTACAATGTTCAAACATTTAGTTGCTTTGAATACGTACACTGAACCGTTTTTAGCAATGACTCCTAATAACCAAAGAGAAATTATCGAACAACTATTGGGTATTACAATTCTATCTGAAAAAGCAGAACGATTAAAAGAACAACAAAAAACAATTCGAGATGCAACTGCTGAGGAAGAAGCAAAAATAAAAGGCATCGAAACTGCTAACGAAGCCGTACAAACTTCTATTAATAACTTAGAAATTAAAAGTAAAGCATGGGACGCAAATCAAGCAGAGGAAATGGCTAAACTTACAAAGGCTATTAGTAATCTAATTACTGTCGATATCGATGCAGAAATTCAAAAACATAAAGATCTAGAAGCATGGACAAAATCTAATAACGAACTTGAAGGATTACAAAAAGAACGTGCAGGTCTTGAAAGTAGTTTAACAAGAGCGGAACGTACTCATAAAAAATACGAATCAGAACTAGAAGAAATTGCAAGTAAAAAGTGTTTCACATGCGGACAAGAGTTACATGGCGAAGCACATGATAAAATTCTAGCAGAAAAACAGAATGATGTAGTAGAAAGCCAAACATATATAGACGGTATTCAACTACAACTTGACGATGTTACTAAAAAAATAGACGATATCGGAACTATCCCTAGTCAACCTAAAACATTTTATGATACAGCAGAAGAAGCATTTAACCATAAAAATAATTTAGCAACTTTAGAAAATCGTAAAGAAGAAAGATCCAACGATATTAATCCATATACAGAACAAATGGAAGAACTTACAACAACCGCACTAAAAGAAATTAGTTGGGGTTATATGAATGAACTACAAAATATGAAGTCGCATATGGACTTTTTATACAAATTACTTACAAGTAAAGATTCGTTTATACGTAAACGTATTATTGATCAAAACTTAACTGTACTAAACAAACGTTTACAATATTACTTAGATAAAACAGGTTTACCGCATCAAGTAAAATTTCAAAACGATTTAAGCGTCGAAATTACAGAACTAGGACGTGACTTAGACTTTGATAACCTCAGTAGAGGAGAACGAAATAGACTCATCTTATCATTAAGTTGGGCATTCCGTGATGTTTGGGAAAACTTATATCAAAATATCAATCTATTGTTTATTGATGAACTTATTGATAGCGGAATGGATACAGCAGGTGTTGAAAGTGCTATTGCTATTCTTAAAAAGATGGCACGTGAAAGGCATAAAAACATATATCTTATTTCGCACAAAGATGAACTATCATCTCGTGTAAACAATATTTTAAAAGTAGTCAAGGATAACGGATTTACATCATATTCCACTGACACTGAGGTGATTAGTGAATAAAACAACACACGAATTGCTAGTTCAAGCAATGATGGATTACTATAACACACAAGAACGATTTGAAGCAAAAGGTTTTGATGAAACTGGACGCAAAGCACGATCTATTTTAAGTGATATTAGAAAACTAGCAACGCAACGACGCAACGAAATACAGGCAAAACGTAAAAAACTCAAGGCAGAAAAACGAGCAATCAAGGCCCAGAACCAGAATTCAGACACTGAAAACTAAGGCACGGTAAGTATCTGCATGGAGTGGACTTATCAGAACAAAAAAGTACAAGATCTTCCTGCAGATTGCGAAGGATTTGTATATCTGATAACAAACACTACCAACAATCGCAAATACGTAGGTAAAAAACTAGCAAAATTCAAAAAAACACGCCCACCACTCAAAGGCAAAAAAAACAAAAGAAGAAGCAAAGTTGAAAGTGATTGGAGAGACTATTGGGGATCTTCAGATCATTTACAGGCAGACGTAGACTCACTTGGTCCAGAAAAATTTACAAGAGAAATTTTATACTTTTGTAACAGCAGAGGATTAATGAGTTATCTTGAGGCTCGAGAACAATTTGAACGCCGTGTATTAGAAACAGACGAGTACTACAACGGAATTATTAATGTAAGAGTAGGCAGTTCAAAAATTCTTAAAGAAGCATTACAAAATCTAAAGGCAATATAACAGCACACAAGGTTAGCGGGCCAGTTTGCAAATACCGCTGAGAAAAAGGTCCCGTGATAAGGACACTCGTATACGTTGATCGACCACCACTGTGAGGAATCCATCAAAAGAATTGGGATCACTGGTTAACGGAGATTGAATGCTGTCAGTCGAAAACACTGTGTTTGAAAAAACTCCACGCAACGGAACGAGGCGGGAGGTAGCGTAGAAGCCGCGAAGCGGTTTGCGGTAGCAAAGCGATTTGCAAAGCAGAATTTTACGTGATGTCGACGTAGGTAGGGGAAAGGTCAGAGCCCCACAAACAGGTGTATAAACAAATAACCTACTTCCAAGTCTTGGCTGTGACGAACTCACATGATGTTCAAGATTAGATG